TTTATATATTGATCATATTCATCAGAACTTAATATTGCTGTCTCACATTTATCACAACTGTATTCTTCCCCCATTTTTACATGGTCTTTAAACTCTTGACTCATTATGTTCCTTCCTCTTTCCATGAATTAGACATATTTGCAGGATCAGTTACTCCGTTGTAAAATTCAAGTACATCACATACACCTTGCATAGTAAATCCTGAATATGAGTTGGTAACTGCATCTCCAAATTTGAAATATCTTAATCCTGTTGATGAACCTGCATCTGTATATGAGTTATCTTGTATATCTCCATCATAGGCATTAGTAGTGGATAGTGATATAGACCAATTACTTGATGAAGTTCTTTTAATTTCTGCATAGTAATCAACTCCAGTTGAGAATGATTGTGTCAAATTTGCTGTTGCACCTGATCTTGGATTTGAAGATCCATTACAAGTTCTTGGTCGCCAAAGATTTCTCTGATCATTTGGTAAAACTCTAACACCGATAAAGTTTTGATTTGTAATATTGTTTACGGTGGTATCAGATAATCCTGTATCAAATTCATAATAATAATCTCCTGATGTCAATGTTGAAAAATTGAATTTGAATCTTAATACCCATTGAGTTGTACTTACAGCACTTCCTATAATAGATTCTAAATCAAGCCAAGTTCTATCTCCTGTTGAACTTGTATTATCTAAGAAATTGATCTTGCCACCTGATACTTCAAACTGTGAGCTCGATGGATCTTTTCCCCATGTTTGTGCAAATCCACTTGTTGTTGCAAAACCACCATAATGATATATCTTTCTAGTATCGGTTTGCTCGAACCTACTGCCCACTTGGACATTAACAGGTTTTCCTACAGTTGTAGGTGTTGTGTATTCATCATAAAATTGTATATTATCGATTAAGCAATCTTGTCCACACTCTGTTGAACCTGCGTTTTCTGCACCAAAATAAATATATCTCAAATTTTTGGTATCTGCTGAACAGGTTTGAGCTCCTGAACTTGCAAGGTTTCCATCATAACTGTCAGTTGATGAAAATGATATGGAGAATGTTGTAGTTGACAACCTTTTGATTTCAATAAAATAAAAAGTATTAATTGAACGTGATGGATCTGCACTCCAATTACTTGCACCACCACCACCATTTAACGTACCACCATTTGCAAAAACGTTTCTAAAATCATCATTTGAAGCCCACATAGAAATCATACAACCTAAGAAATCATGGTTTGCAGTTGTGGAATTTGTTGAGTTAAGGTCTGATACTCCAATGTACTGTTCGTTTCCTGCACAAGCAGCTATTGTATCCCATGTTGCTCTAAATCTTAATAGCCATTTTTCATTTGAAATATTAGCACCTAGATCATAACTAATTGCGTAGTTTGTACCATCTCTTGCTAAATCCCATTTAATGTTTCCACCGTTTACTTTGATATGATCCTTGTTTGCGGCTAACCATCCATCTACTGTGGTATTATCAGATGTGTGAGTTCCTGTTAATTTTCCTGAACTATCATATACTGTGTTTTCATCAGTTGATAATCCTTGTAACCTTCTACCTGAGTGATATGTAATTGTCATTCAATCAATCCACCTATGCAATCTGCACAACCTGTGAAGAACCGTTTTTCCATAGGGTGATAAAGAGACCGTCATTATTGGCATCAATCTTTCTTACAAACATATAGCCTTTTGAGTGTTGAGTTGCAGCTGTTGGAGTATATCCAACCACTTGAACAGTACCTTCAATTTCTGGGTCCATTCCTCCACCGCTTCCACCGCCTCCTGCTCCACCTGTTTCTCGCCAGGTAGATCCATCATAGGTTAAGGTTAGCGTGTTGCCAGCAGCTGTAGTTTTGTCAGCAGCCGCATCTAGTGTAATATTTGCTTGAGCTCCCGTAGCTCCTGATTTAGCATTAGTGACAGTTACAATCCCGTCAAACTGTAATGTTACTCTACTGCCAGCTTGGTAGTTTGTATTGTTAATGAAATCTATGGTTGTAGTTCCTGTAATGTCAAAATAGTTACCGTCTGTCCCAAGTGTTATGGTTGTAGCACTTGCAATATCAGCACCTTTTGATTCTTGTAAATTGTTGACCAATGGACCAATTCCTGTAATGCTTGGGAATATCGCAGATGAAATATCTGCATTTTTAATACTTGTTGCCAAATTTAATTTAGAATACGCTATGGCTGCACCAGCATTGACTTCGTTATTTGTTATGCTCAATGTTAGTTTGGATTGTGCTATTCCAGCACTGGATTTAATTGAGGCGTTGGCAATATTTGTAATGTTATTTCCCGTACCGTCTTGGTCTATGGATTTATTTAGTAAAGTTGCACTTTGATTATTATAAGCGGCCAGGGCATTAGATAAAGTTGCCTTTTTAGTTGCTACTCCAGCCCCTCCAACGTCGTCAACTATGGCAATTACGTCAGCGGCAACAGGTGTGGGTAAGTCTGTTAGATCAGTAATTTTCTTGTTAACCATTACTCATGATTAAATGTGAATAGTTAAAACTATTTCCTTGAACGCTTTTTGATAGGGGTAATCTGATAAGATGACGGATTGTAATTCTGAGCGGCTACCAAACAGTAGATGATACTCATTACGGAATCCTGTGGGTGATTAAACATCTTCATGGCTTTTTGACGGGGATCTTCAACTGCAACTTCCTGGGTTTCATTGAGGTCTTTTCTAGTTACGGAGGTCATATCGTCAAGTAAAAAGTCAGTTTGCCAGTCATAAAAATGTGGAATCATAAACATCGGTTTTTGGAATTTTTCGTTCCTAGGGTGGAGTGGATGTGAGATGTGCATCCCAATAAAGTCAATAAAGTTCTGAATTACCGTTGTCTTGTCAATTTGAAGTTTGGCCTGTGCAACTCCATGCTTGTCTGAACTTTGTCCATACTCTGAGGTTGGTTTGACTTCATTGCCTATGGTTTGGCAGCCGATAAATTTCTGTCTGCCAAGTCCCGAAAATTTGTTATCATGAGCGTCACGACCTCCACCTTGAATTAATGGAATCTGATCCTGTCCATATCCCCAATCTCCTACGCCATAGTCGATGTCATAGTTTCTGAACAAGTCAGCAATATGTCTGGCTTGATCCATTGGGTGTTCGGCTGGTCGGGGGTCAATCCATGCCAGTTGATACCTGTTGCTCTTACGCCAGTGAAGGATAATTGTTGCGACGGTTTTTGACGCAGTTGGTCCAGAACCGAAATCAACTCCACCCAGCACTCTGATCTCGTTGCCATAGGTGGCCTTCAAGTCCAATACCTCCCCTGGAAGTAACAGCTTCAAGTAGTTCACATAACAGGCTTGAACCATATCGGGAGTGATTGGACGACGTTCAGCCTTGTAAAACTCACCTCTACAGTGAGAAAGATACATGGAGAGGGGGTAGTGCTTCTCTTGATACTCTATGGATAACTCAGGCTGAACATGATACTTGTGAATTGCGTCATGGATTGTCAGGGGTATGTGTGGGAACATTGCCTGTGGGAAATGATACCCTCGATAGTCCACGTTGGTTGGATTTTGTGCAATCCATTTTCCCTGTAAGATTTTAGTCAGCTTGTCCTCGTCATTGGTGATAGCCCCAAATGCGTCAAATGTCAGTTTTTCTCGCCACTCGGGATCATCATACTTCCATTCACGCTGATCCGTCCTTTTCCACATTCTGTGATATTCAGAACCAGCCTCCCCACCAATTCCAAACACGTACACCCTTCCGTGAGTCTTTGACAGGGAATACATTGCGACGGGAAGAAACCCAACGTCTTGGGCTTGGGCTTCGTCCAGAATTAATGCCTGGTTGGATTTTCCTTCAACTGCGTGATACTTGTTTTCGTCAGTTACCAAGTATATCACAGAACCGTTAAGCAGCTTGATACGTCCAACGTTTGCCTTGCCATGGGGGAGGTATGCCTCCATTTTTGGATTTGCGATAAAAGTCTCCTGACGCAATCTCTGCTCTGAAAAAGCGGACCTGTGGTTGTCATCGTCCACTACATAGGTGACTTCGCATCCAGGCTTGTTTAGTGCAATCCAAGAGATTAGCGAACTTGCGTTGGTGGTCTTGTAAGTTTGTCTACCGTTGACAAACATTTGGTGTGGGTGTTCGTCAAGCAGTGGCTCCATCCAATACGGATCTTGTTTAAAATGTAGAGGCTTCCTTCCAATCATTGGACGAAAATCTTTAATAAAATCTAGTAAATTATTTGGAACTACGTCAGGGTTTGCCTTGGCTCGTTTTTCTCTCATTCGTTCTTCTAGTATTCCTAAACGGAATCCGTCACTATGTACCATTTTTCTCAGGCAATTCTTCCAACACTGGAGTTGTTTGCAACAGTTCTCCCTCTATCATTTTTAGTCTCCTTGCAAAATCATGATTTTTTTGTACCGTGGAATACACTTGAGATTGATACCCTACGGCCTGTGACAGTTTAATCATTAAGGCATGGTCTTTTTCGTCATCAGGCTTTTGAGATTCCTTGAAGAACTCGTCAGCCAGTGTGTCCATGATGGAAATGGATATTTTCCCCACGTGTGAAGGATCTGTCCATGACTCTTGCATCATATATTAAAATAAAATTTATTTAATAAAGTGTTTCTTTTTCATGTGAATTATCATTTTACCCTCAGAGGCAGTGAAAAAATCATGTTTTAAACAGGCAAAACTTGGGAATTTACTCATTATATGGTATCTCTAATTTATCTAATATGAGTTTTAAATAGATGTCTGTTTTATACTGTTTTTCCTGTATGTCTCTAATATCTTCGTCATGTGAAGAATGAATCCCAACTGAATTTTTATCCTGCTCGGACAGTTCAACTATCTTATTTTTTAGTGCGATAAAGCATTGTTCCTTTTTCCAGAAATATCTGATCAGTGCTATTACGCCAACTGAGCAAGGAACCAAAACTGCAACTGCCATTTCGATCCACATGGGTAAAAGTTATCCTAGCTGCTTAAAGGAGTTTTTATAATCATTCTTCTTCGCAATC